AGTTTGAAAAACTATACTCTAAATCATCTAATTGAGAGAATTAAAATATACAACCAAGAAAACTTTAATTATGACATAATAAACATTAACTTAAAGGAATAATGCACGAATACACAGAATTTTATGCAACAGTAAAGTTAAAGAATTCTGAGGAGATATTCTCTATGGTATCACCTTCTGACGAAGGTGATAATAGATTTCTAATGTTATTAGATCCAGTTGTTATTAATGAAGTTGTAATCAGAGGACAACCTTGCTATAAAGTTGATCCATGGTTAACAACCTCTTCTTCAGACATGGTACTCATAAACATGAGTGATGTATTGACAATCGTAGAGTGCTTTGATGAAGAAACTATACAAATGTATAAAGCATACATCAGAAAATCTAAGGAAGATCATCAAAAACATAATCTAAGTAGAAAGATGGGATACATCTCTTCAGTAGATGATGCTAGAAAATACTTAGAGAAGTTATATAAGTCTTAAAGCTATATAATCCTTATCAACCATAACAAAGGTATTCTACTCACATTTTACAGTCTTGTCAAGCTGTGCTATAATTAAAACATAATGAGTTACTGGTAGTAATGAGATGCCAAGAAAAAAACAGTCAGAACACTATGTAAATAACAGAGAATTCCTTGATGCGATCATCGAGTACAAGAAGTCCATCATTGCTGCCGAAGAAGCAGGACTTCCAAAACCTCGTATTACCAATTATCTTGGTGAGTGTTTTCTGAAGATTGCCACACATCTATCATACAAACCCAATTTCGTCAACTACATTTTCAAAGACGATATGATTTCTGATGGTGTGGAAAACTGCATTCAGTACATTCATAATTTCAATCCAGAGAAATCTACGAATCCTTTTGCGTATTTCACCCAGATTATTCACTACGCATTTTTACGCAGGATTCAGAAAGAGAAGAAGCAGTTAGACATTAAGAATAAAATTCTAGAGAAGACTGGATACGATCAGGTATTTGTAAACGATAATACCATTGACAATTCCAATTATGCCGACTACAATAGCATCAAGGATGCTGTCTACTCAAAACTACGAGGAATGGGTTCTAACAACGTATGAAAATTGCTCTCATCACTGATCAACACTTTGGAGCACGGAAGAATTCAAAACTCTTTCATGATTACTTCCTAAAGTTTTATAATGAAGTATTTTTCCCGACTCTGAAAGAGGAGGGAATCACCACGATTGTTGATATGGGTGATACTTTTGATAATAGAACAGGTATCAACTTTAGTTCTCTGAAGTGGGCAAAGGACAACTATTATGATGTCCTTGAAGGAATGGGATGCAAAATTCATACGATTGTTGGAAATCATACTGCTTTTTACAAGAATACTAATAATGTAAATGCGGTAGATCTTCTACTGAGAGAATATGAAAATGTAGAAGTTTACTCAGAACCATGTGAAGTTAAGATTGGTGGACAGAATATTCTTTTTATACCATGGATTAACTCTGAAAATGAAGAAACTACTCTTAAACTTATTGAAAAGACAAATTGCAAGTGCGCGATGGGGCACCTTGAACTCAGAGGATTTGCAGCTAATAAACAGTGCATCATGGATCATGGTCATGAGAGCAAATTATTTGAGAAGTTCACCAAGGTCTTCAGCGGTCACTATCACACTAGATCGAACATAGGAAATGTTTTTTACACAGGAAATCCTTATGAGATTTACTGGAACGATTATAATGATGTAAGAGGTTTTACATTCTTTGATACAGAAACCTTAGAGCATGAATATATTGATAATCCGTACAATATGTTCTACAATGTTTATTATGAAGATACTGATTGGAAGACATTTGATTACTCACCATATTCTAATAAAATTGTAAAAATTGTCGTTAGAAAAAGAACTGATAAGAAAAAATTTGAAAAATTTCTAGACAAGTTTTATTCATCAAACGTTTCTGATATCAAACTCATTGAAAGTTATGACTTCAACGGATGGTATTCTAAAGATCATGTTGAAGAAGTTGAAACTGAAGATACTTTGAGTTTGTTAAATATGTACATACAAGAATCAGATAATGATTTAGATAAATCTGAATTATCCAAAATTATCGGAGAAGTGTATAGGGAAGCTTGCGAAATGGTCTAATGTACATCGTTGTAATCGAAGGAGAAGAGGACAGAGGAGCATATTCTGTTGCGGATGAAAATGGAGAGAATGTTCTTTACATCTGGGAAAATGAAGACGACGTAGAACGTTTTGTTATGATGTTAGAAGAATCTGGATCTCCTAAAATGAAATCAGTGGAGGTCGAAGAAGATCTCCTTTTTGAGACCTGTAGTCAGCATGGGTATTTGTATGCTATTATAGGTAGTGATGACTTAGTTGTGCCACCAGAAGAACATGATTTATTTTGAGAAAATTCGTTGGAAGAATTTTTTGTCAACTGGTAACCAGTTTACTGAAGTACAACTTGACGATGCTCAAAATACTTTGATTATTGGATCAAATGGTGCAGGTAAGTCTACTATCCTTGATGCACTTACCTTTGTTCTATTTGGTAAAGCATTTCGCAAAATCAATAAACCACAACTTATCAACTCTACAAATGAGAAAGAATGTATTGTAGAGATTGAATTTAAAATTGGTACGATTGATTGGAAGATTGTTCGTGGCATCAAACCGAATGTCTTTCAGATCTATCGAGACGGCACGGCATTAGATCAAGCAGCATCTGCTAACGATCAGCAAAAATATCTTGAGCAGACCATTCTCAAGATGAATTATAAATCATTTACTCAGATTGTTATTTTGGGTAGTAGTAACTTTGTTCCGTTTATGCAACTTCCTGCATCGGGACGAAGAGAAGTTATTGAAGATATTCTAGATATTAAAATTTTCTCTACCATGAGTACTATCATGAGAGAGAAACTTAGAGTGCAGAAAGAGGATGTAAAAGTTCTCAATCTAAAGAAAGAATCAATTTCCGATAAGGTTTCCATGCAAGAAAACTTTATCAAAGAACTTGAAAGTCGAGGTAAAGATAATATCAAAAAGATTAACGATAAGATTAGTGGACTTAATATTGATATTGATGTTCTAAATCAGGACAATGGTTTGCTTGAAAAGGACATCAAACGTTTTACTGAAGAACGTGAAAGTGTTCAAGACGCAAAGGCAAAGATTCGTAAACTGGGAAACTTAAAGGGAAAGATTGCTCAGAAGATTAGTACGATTTCTAAGAATCGTGAGTTCTTTACTACTAACGATACTTGTCCTACTTGTACTCAGAATATTCATAGTGATATCAAAGAGCAGAAGATTGGTGAATATAATAAAGAATCTGAGAAACTTGAAGGTGGATATCAAGAACTTCTAGATACAATTAAGTCAGAAGAGTTTCGTGAATCTGTCTTTGATAATATCACAAAGTCGATCATGGAATCTCAAAGTTCTATTAGTTCTAATAATGCAAAGATCTCTCAACTCAATGCTCAAGTTTATGGATTGACTCAGGATATCAAGATGATCAATGATCGTTCTAATTCTAGAACAGAAGAAGATCAGAAATTGATTGAGTATCAGAAAAAACTTGAAGATGTCTTCAGTGATCTTGTAACAAGTAAAACTAGTATTGGTCAATATGATTTTCTCAATAATCTTCTGAAAGATAGTGGTGTTAAGTCAAAGATTATTAAAAAATATCTTCCATTGATTAATCAGCAAGTTGCTAAGTATCTTCAGATGATGGAGTTTTATATTAACTTCAAACTAGATGAAGAGTTTAATGAGACTATCGAATCTCCAATTCATGAAGATTTTTCATATTCATCTTTTAGTGAAGGTGAAAAGCAAAGGATTGACCTAGCACTCTTGTTTACATGGAGAGAGGTTGCAAAGATTAAGAATTCTACTAATACAAATCTCTTGATTATGGATGAGATCTTTGATTCTTCTCTTGATGGATTTGGTACTGATGACTTTCTAAAGATTATCCGATTCGTTGTTAAGGATGCAAATATCTTCGTAATCTCTCACAAAGCAGATCTTCATGATAAGTTTGATAAAGTTCTTAAGTTTGAAAAACGTAAAAATTTCTCACAGATTGTAGAAGCATGAAGTTTGTAACTATGTCAGGTTTACCAAGGGCAGGAACAACTCTCTTGGCAAATGTTCTCAATCAACACCCAGACATAACTGCAGAGATGGATTCTTCTCTATCAATGTTGATTACAGGTATTTCTGGTCATGCTGCAAAGGTGTTTGAAGATTCACCTCGTACAATGAAAGAATTGAAAGTCTTGTATACTTCTTTCATGAGATCTGGAATGTCTGGATGGATTTCTAAGATATGTGATACTTCTGTATATCTTGATAAAGATCGTGGGTGGGCAGTAGATTTTGATTTGTTGTTCAATATTGTTCCCAGTACTAAAGTAATTTTTCCTGTGCGAGATTTGAGAGGTATTATTTCCTCCTTTGAAAAACTTGAAACTGCGGATAGAATTACACCACCATCTACTGAAGAATTGTTTTCTTTCGAGAGTCGAGATGATTATCATGGTGTAGATTTAATGGAGCATAAAGTTAAATCATACATGGAAGGTGATATGATTTATACTCCATTATTTGCATTGAAAGAATATCTTGATTCAAAACGATCTCATCTAGATAACTTTCATTTTGTTAGGTATGAAGATTTTATTGAAAGTCCAAGAAATGCTCTTTCCAAGATATATAATTTCATAGGTATTGACAATTTTGAAAATAATCTTGATAATATAGAACAAGCACCATTCAGAGATGCTCACTTCTATCCTTGGGGAGATCATACGATTAAGAAAACTTTGAAACCTAAAAAGCAAACGTATGAGTTTCCTTTAATCAAAGAAGAAACCCAAGAATTTATATTTCGTGAGTATTCTTGGTATTATGAAAAATTTTATCCAGAGTTATTATAATGTTCACTGATTTTATTCATAGATATCCAATTTACACTAGAGATGAGTGTGAACAAATGATGGATGATATTAATTACTTTGAGAGTAATAATTTGTTATTAGACGATATTAGTGGTGATCAACCTAATCATATGCATGATCATATGGAAATGAGTATTCCTCATCACTACCATGTTGAAAAATCTATATCATCTCCACTAGGAGAAAGATTTTTTCCTAGACTAAAAGATCCTGTTCGTGATTATCTTTCATATTATTCTATTTTGGAAGAAAAGAGATTTTTGATTTATAATCTAAAATTAAAAAAAATTAGAGCAGGTGGTGGATTTCATCAATGGCATTATGAGAATGGCACTATGGAATCATCTATGAGACAATTTGTAATTCAAGTTTATCTAAATGATGATTTTGAAGGAGGTGAAACTGAATTTTTATATTTGAATAAAAGAGAAAAGTCAGTGCAAGGTGAAATGATTATTTTCCCAGCAGCATTTACACATACACATAGAGGAAATCCACCCTTAGGTAATTCAAAGTATCTACTTACTACTTGGGCATATTTACAGGAGTGATAGTAATGCCAAAACGCAGAAGAAAACAACAAACTCTTGAAAGGATGAAATGGTTGACCGATTATAAAGAAGGAAAACCATGTGCTGATTGTGGGAAAATATTTGATCCAATTTGTATGGATTTCCATCATAGAGAACCTCATCTGAAAAAGGATGAAGTTCGTCAACTGTTGAGAGACGGTTATTCTATGGCAACAGTTAAACGTGAAATTGATAAATGTGATATTCTTTGTGCTTGCTGTCATCGGTTGCGGCATAAGAACGAACCACATTTAGAACTGGCACATGAGGTCGTGCCTAGGGGTGTCCTTCCTTTATGATGGATTCATCCGAAACGAACCTGCATGTCCATTAACTTTGAAGTCAAAGGTCAACTTGCCAAACTGCTTGCTACCGAGGATCTGGTAGTTGAGCATCGTCATGTTGAGACTGCGATGTTCAATGTCCACACTCGGGTGCTTACTCTGCCTATGTGGAAAAAGGCATCTGAAGAGGTGTTTGACATGCTAGTTGCTCACGAAGTGGGTCATGCTCTCTTTACTCCCGATGAGTGGGATTGGACCACTCCCAAACAGTTTGTCAATGTCGTGGAAGATGCTCGCATTGAGAAATTGATGAAACGTAAATATGCCGGTCTTTCTAAGACCTTCTATCGTGGATATAGTGAACTGTCTGAAGAAGATTTCTTTGCTCTAGAAAACGAGAACGTTGAGGCAATGAATCTTGCAGACCGTGCAAATCTTTATTTCAAGATTGGAAACTTTACTAGCATTCACATTGATGATGGTGAGGAAAAGGATATCATCAATATGATTGCAAAGGCAGAGACTTTTGAAGATGCTCTTGAAGCAGCAGAAGTTCTGTACAACTACTGTAAGAAACCTAAAGAAGAAAATACTACTCCTGTTTCAAATCAGACACCTCAACCAGGAAATGCTGAAGGTGAAGAGACTCCCAGTGAGAGTGAGGATTCTAGTGAAGAGTTTTCTGATGAAGCAAAGGACACTGTAGATACTTCTGAGAGTCTTGATCTTCCACCTCAGCAGGAAGAACCTACCGTGAAGACTGTTGAGTCACTGGAAGATGCTATCAGTGAACTTCTGGCAGATAACAATGGTTTTGGTGAAACTGTATATCTAGAACTTCCAAAAGTAAATCTAGATACTGTTATTATTGATAACAAAGAGATTCATGATTCTTGCCATGATTTGTGGAAAGCATATGATGGATTCCCTGCTTTTGATTGGGTTGATACTGAATATCGTAAATTTAAGAAGTCTGCTCAGAAGGAAGTCAACTATCTTGTGAAGGAGTTTGAATGTAAGAAAGCAGCAGACTCCTATGCCCGTGCTACCACTTCTCGCACTGGTGTTCTTGATTGTTCCAAACTTCATACCTACAAGTACAATGAAGATCTTTTCAAGAAAGTGACCACTCTTTCTGATGGAAAGAACCATGGTTTGATTTTTATTCTTGATTGGTCTGGATCAATGTCTAACGTAATGTTGGATACTGTCAAGCAACTGTTCAATATCGTATGGTTCTGTAAGAAAGTCAATATTCCTTTTGAGGTATATGCTTTCACTAATGAGTGGAATGTTCTTACTTTTGATGAGAAAGATAATCCAGTGATGCCAACACCTCACTACGAGAAGAAAGAAAATCTTCTGACAGTTTGTGATACTTTTGGTATGATGAATCTTATTACTAGTCGTGTTCCTGGTAAGGTTCTTGAGCAGCAACTACTTAATATCTTCCGTATTGCATTTTCATTCAAGAAATATGTTGAATATCAGATTCCAAATCGTCTTGGTCTGTCTGGAACACCATTGAACGAATCTTTGATTTCAATGCATCAGATTATTCCTATTTTTCAGAAGCAGAACAAACTGCAGAAAGTTCAGTGTGTTGTTCTGACTGATGGTGAAGCAGCACCAGTTAATCGTCACGTTGAAGTGGACCGTCACTGGAATAAAGATGATGAGACCTATATTGGTACTCGTCGTCTAAATGCCAACTGCTATATTCGTGATCGTAAGATTGGTGCTACATATAGTATCACTAAGTATAGTGAAAGTGCATATGTTTCTTTCACCAATTGTCTACTTCAGAATCTAAAAGATAAGTTCCCTAATACAAATTTCATTGGAATTCGTGTTTTGGAAAGTCGTGAGTCTGGATCTTTCATTCGTCTCCATTCCAAGTCTTGGGAAGAAACTGAGAAATTGAAGATTGTCTGGAAGAAAGACCGTGCAATCTCACTAGAAAATTGTGGTTACATGCGATACTTCGGTCTGTCTGGATCTGATCTATCCAACAATTCTGATTTTGATGTTGATGATGGTGCAACAAAGGCAAAAATTAAGTCTGCTTTTGTCAAGAGTCTCAAGTCTAAGAAAATGAACAAAAAAATCCTTAATGAATTTGTTTCTCTAATCGTATGACTTATCGAGAAAAAAAGTATAGATACCCAAATGATCTCCCAGACTCAAAGTGTCCTTACTGCGGAGAAAAGCAGAAACCCTGTTCTGAGATTACTAGTCTTGCCAGGGCATATGCAAGAGGTGCTTGCAGTAAGTCAAGAGGAGGTGTGACACTTTCTGAAGTGTCCTCAAAAGTCACAGACGACCTCGATCCCGACGTATACTAACTTCAGTTCAAACAAACCACATGACCGTTTCTTCCGAGCACATTCGCACTTCTCTTCAGGCACTCTATGGCAACAAAGTCACTAGTTCTGATATCCGTGCATGGTGTGCTATGAATGGTGTCAACTATCAGACTGTTTCTAACAAGATGACTGACTACAAGATTGGTCGTGGCAAATGGGATCTTTCTGCTCGGGAACAAATGGAGCAAAC